GTGGACCGGTCATATTGCTGATCATGATGCGTTGGCTGGTGCGTCCGGTGGTGTGTTTGGTGTGACGTTCGTGGTTGGTGCTGAGGGCAGCGACATTATTAATGTGGGTGTCCAGTTGGAGGATCAGGCGGGTACGGATGTTGCTGCGGTTACTGCGGTGACTGCGTATTTGTCGGATGATTCTTCGGGTATTGGTGTTTCTGCTGCGGCCCCGGATGGTTCGGTGGCGATTGGGACTGACGGTGCGATCATTGTGACGCACACGGCGGACTTGGCGTGGCTGTTGCAGTCCGAAGCTGACGGTCATATTGATGTTGATATCAACGATGTGACTGGGACTCCTACCTGGTATCTGGTTGTTGTGTTGGCTAGTGGCCTGTTGGCCGTGTCGGACGCAATCACGTTCGCATAGCCTGTCGGACAAGTGAATCGTTTTGTGGGAGCCTCGACCTTGTGTCGGGGTTTTCCCTTTGGTAGAGTTCTAGTGTCCGGTTGATCACCGGACAGGTATGGCGGAATAACTCCTGACAGTGAGGCTGGGGGGTAACGCACAGGTAGGATCACAGGCGGTTGAGGGGTGTATGCCCCGCCGACAGGCGCACCATTTAGGCCAACAGGTAAAGGTGTGAGACTTCCGGAAGGCCGATAGGTTGGAAGGGTGGTTAGCTGATAGGCACTATCTGGTACCGGAGGCTTATGGCGCTTGGCTTAGGGCTAACTCTCACTCTCCGGTTGGAGGCAAGCAGTCCTCCTGCCACCTGGGAGGCTCATCGGAAACGGTGAGTCTCCCCTCTTTTGGTTGTAGGCTGTTATTTGATGACTGCTTCGCATAAAGACGACATGATCACGTCGCAGATCAAACATGCGATCATCGACTCGAACCCGCCCCGCTGCGGCTGGTGCCAAAACGCTATCCCAGCTCCACGCCGGTACAAACCGAACGTCCAATACTGCGGAGACGAACACGCCCTCCGCAAACAACGGGAACGACGCAACGAACGCCAACGAGAAAAAACGGCGATAGCCGGAATGCTCAAACTGGAAGAAGGCGAAGAACGCCGAGGCCCAGTTTTCAACGCTATCCGCAACCACCTGTCCGACGAAGACTGGAACAAGTGGATCGACGGGGAAATCAAACACAACCAGCTGGCAATAGCCCTCGGGTTTTCAGCCCAAGCAGTAGGCCGAGCCCGCAGGACAGCGTTCAACGAACGAGTGTTAGAAGTAGCAGCCGACCATTTCGAACCCGACGACCACTACAAAGAACTGTTAGGCCCGTCCGACCAGGAAATGTCCGACCTTTTAGAATCCGACCCAGCCGCCTTCGACACCCGCCTGGTCGAACTGGTCGATGCGTTCGTACAGTGGAGAACCGAGTTCTTCCGGGTTGGCTTTGAAACGACGTACATCACCAAGGAAGTACACAAGCGTTGGATAGGGGCGACTCTCAAAACGATATACACCGGGGGACGGTCGCTCATTCTTAGCCCACCCCGCCACGGCAAAACGGACCTCCTCATCCACTTCTGCGTGTGGCTTATTTGCCGCAACCCAAACATCCGAATCCTCTGGGTCGGTCCAAACGGTGACATCGCCGAAAACTGCCTGGGGCAAGTCCGTGACCTTCTCGAAACGCATGACGACCTCCAAAAAGCGTATCTAGCTCCCGGCCAACACTGGGCACCGCAAACAAGAGCAGCGTCCCTATGGCAGAGACAACGGTTCACCGTAGCCAACCGCACCCTCACACTAAAGCAGCCGACCATGTGGTCCACCGGAGTCGGAGGGAAAATCCTGTCCCTCGACTGTGACTTCATCATCGTTGACGACCCCGCCGACCCCGACGCCAGCCAGACACCAGGCGGCAGAGACAAAATTGAGAAATGGTTCAAAATCAAACTGATCACCCGGAAAATGTTCCACACCGGAGTAGCCATGATCAGTTCACGGGTCCACCCCGAAGACCTCTACTCAGAGTTCGTGGACTCACCCATGTGGTCAGTCGTAGTAGACCGAGCCCACGACACCACCGTCTGCGGGAAAACACTCTGGCAGGACCACCCCGACACCACCTCATGTGTCCTCTTCCCCGAAATCAACCCGTTGCAGTACCTACGAGAACAACAAGACGTAGTCGGAGACGCCCTCTTCGAAATGATGTACCTCAACCAGCCACGCCCCGAAGGCACCATGATCTTCGACATTGACAGGATCAGAGAAATCTGCCTCGACCGTTCCCGCAACATCGGAGTGAACGAAATCCCCGGAACCTACCGGCTAGTCGCAGGACTCGACCCCGCCAGCCGAGGAGTCCAAGCAGCGTTCCTGTGGGCAGTCCAACTCGGCTCCGACCAAGACACACACGCCCACCGGCTCAAAAAAGCTGTCTACCACATGGCCGACCTCGAAACCCAAAAAGCAGGAGGCCCCGACGGCGCCCACCGGATCATGCGTGAATGGGCCGAAAAATACGAATGCCGCCTATGGGTGGTCGAAGACAACGCCTACCAGTCGGTCTTCCTCAACGACCCCCGAACCAAAGCGATAGCCCGAGAATACGGACTCGACATACGTCCCACCACCACCGGGTCCAACAAACACGACCCCGACTTCGGAGTGGCAGGCATGGCCCCACTGTTCCACGACGGCCAAGTCCTCCTCCCATACGGAACCAACGAAGCCCGACGGAAAGTAGACCAATACCTCCGAGAACTGTCCAACTTCACCGGCGAAGTAGTCGGCGTTATCAAACGTAAACACCTGTCAGACATTCTCATGGCGTCCTGGTTTCCACACGCAACCGTCATCAGAAAATGGCGGAGAGAAGAACGCCACGAACGGGTCCAACAAGCGTCAGGAGCCTCCTACTCGGACTACAACCAACCGTCTTATAACACGGCTCCGTGGGGAGAGATCAATTACCCGAGACAAAATTGATAGGCTGGTGTCATGCGTAGGCAAAACTCTTACGTCCTTTTCAGAGTAAACGACCTCAAATCACAGAACACGACGCACGCTTCGGAGAAGCAACGCATCCGTCAGATAATGAACGGAGGCACCTCCGGCATTGCTGCCATCATGGCGTGGGACCAGGGGAAAGGCAGTTCAGGAAGAATGAACTCCCAGTCTCTCGGCACCGACCTGCCAGCCGCCAACATGATGGCCTCCGGTGTAGAAAGACTCGCCCAAAAAATCGGGGTAGTCCCCACCCTCAAAATGCCGTACGGCAACCGGGACTCCGACAGGGCACGCAAAGCCGCCGAAAAACGTGAACGAATAGTCGAAGGGTGGGACCGTCTCTCCAACGTCCGAATGCAGTTCCCCCAAGTCGGCAGGTGGCTCCCCGGATACGCTTTCGTCCCGTGGGTGATCCGCCCCCGCAAAGACAAAGTCACCGGCCAACTCTGGCCGCACATGGAACTCCGAGACCCCTACGACACATGGCCCGGATTCTTCGGCGCTAACCAGCAGCCACACGAAGTCGCCTTCAGACGCAACGTCCCCGTCCAAGCGTTAGAACACGCCTACCCCGACATCAACTGGGAAGGCTACATCAGCAAACGGGGCCGCAGCGACCGAGGAGCAGGCGGACAACCGTCATCGTGGGAAGGCGAAGGCGGAGGAGTCCAAATAGTCGAATACATGGACGACACCGGCTCCTATGTTTGCGCCCCCGAATTCGAACAGGTCATCGACTACATCCCCAACAAGCTGACCACCGGCCCCATGTTCCACGTCGCCAAACGGTTCGCCTTCGATGAGATGCAATCCCAATACCACCATGTGATCGGCCTGATCGCCATGCAAGCCAAAATGAACGTGCTGGCGTTGATCTCCACCGAAGACTCCACTTTCAAAGAAACCAACATCATCGGAGACATGGAAGGCAACACATATGAGCGGGGACGGTTCGCCATCAACTTCTTCGAACCGGGCACCAGAATCGAAAAACCGACTGGGGATAACAACCAGCAACTTTTTCAACAGATTGATCGCCTGGAACGCCAGTTGCGTATCGGCGCAGCTTACGACCAAGGGTCGGATTCACTCGCAGCTCGTGGCGGTTTCATTACGGGCAAAGGCCAACAAGAACTAAAAGACCCCGTCGAAGCGAACATCAGCGAATACCAGCGGGTGATCAGCCATTCGATGGAAACCCTCGACACTCGAAGACTCGAATGGGAAGAGAAACACGAATCCTCCAAAAAGAAGAGGGTCTTCTACATAGACGGGTCGAAGCAGGGAGAAGAACAGTACATCCCCGAAAACGACATTGACGGGTCGTGGCGGTCCCGCAGAGTGTACGGGATGATGGCAACCTGGGATGACAACTCGAAGATCGTCGCAGGCTTGCAGCTCCTCCAAGGCGGAATCATCGACACGCTCACCATGCAAGAAAACTTGGACGGGTTAGACGACGTTCAGAAGATCAGACAACGAGTCCACCAGGACCGGGCCACCCAAGACCTGTTCGCCTCCCTGGAACAGCGGGCAGCCCAAGGCGACCCGCAGGCAGCCATGATCCTCGTGGAAATCATGGACAGACCCGACCAGACCATCCAAATCCTCAAAAAGTTTTTCACCCCCGAAGAACCACAGATGAGTCCAGAAGAGGCAGCGATGGCAGGACAGGGACCCCCCGGCGAAGCCGGAATGGGACCACCCCCCAACGTCCAGTCCGTACTGTCCGAACTGGAAGCGTCCGGTACGACCGGAGGCGGAGTCCAAACCGTCCAAACGACAAGGAGATAGGACATGACTGACAAAGACCAGTTGAAGGCCGAAGCCCGGGCCAAAGCTCAGAAGGAAGCCGTCGAAGCGAAAAAGGAGACGGTCGCTGAATACCGCCAGTCGGTAGCTGAAGCCGCCACCGAAAAAGAAGTGGTGGTCACCGAAGCCGCAGGCGACGCTTTAGAAGAGTACGGGCCGTACGACGATTTCAGAGATTCGATTCCTACCAGCCAAGGGGAGAACGCTGTCCCCTACG